GCGAGCACCAGGTCGACGGCCACCAGGTCGGCGAGCACCAGGTCGACGGCCACCAGGTCGGCGAGCACCAGGTCGACGGCCACCAGATCGGCGAGCACCTGGTCGACGGCCACCAGATCGGCGAGCACCTGGTCGACGGCCACGGGCCGGCGGCCACCAGGGCACCGAATAACTGCAGCTGCAGTAATTGGGCGGACCGAATAACTGCAGCTGCAGTAATTGGCCGCTCCCATGTTTGTATATCGAGACATACAAACACGGGAGCGGACATACAAACACGGGAGCGGCTCGAGCGGCCAGCTGGCGCACGATGCCCGGCTCGAGCGGCCAGCTGGCGCACGATACCCGGCGCACGGTCCAGGGCTCGAGGGGCTCGCGCCGCGGACCTGGTATCGGCCACCAGGGGCGCGCCCTGGTTACGCCCTAATTGCCCGATGGTTTAAGCATTTGGTCAGATACCGACGCAAAAAAACCCGGCGCGCGGCCGGGGTTGAATTGGGGTTAAACCGGCGAGCTACGGCCAGGGCCAACCGGCCCGATTCGCCAGCTCCGCCAGCATCGCATCGGCCGTGCCCAGGGCATCGGTCCGATCGTCAGTGAAGTACTCGGCCACCGATTCGCCGGTTGAACCGGTAGCAAGGACCCGATACTCGGCCAGCTCTTCAGACAAGGAGACTCGGACTAGTCCGACACGGTCTAGATGCATAACTTGCACCATGCGCGAGCGGCCGGGGTTCATGCTGCGAGCCCAATATCGCCGGCTACATGGTGGCGCAGTAACGACTCGGCCGGTAGTGAGCGGGCGAAAACGGCCACGGCCACGGCGTCATCGGGCGCGCCCTTGGTCCTGGTGGCGTGCCACGCTATGGCCGCGTGGCCCTGGCCGGCATAACATCCGCCCGGATCGGCGGCACCGGCGGCCACTTTCGCGGCCTGGCTACCATGGGCAACAAAAACGATAACGTACTCCCGCGCGCCGCGCGCGCATAGCGGCCGGCCGCCGCCGCATGATGCGCATGTAAACCCGGACCCGGCCGGGCTCAGCTGTTCGGGGCATTGGATAAACCGCACGCCTTGAAACGTGTACGGCCAGACGGTGCCGGCCGGCGCGGCCACGGTGGCGGGGTGCCCGGCGCGAACGGCGGCCACGGCCTGGGCCATTGTGTCGGCGCTGTAATTTATTGTTGTTTTCCCGGGCGCGGGTTTCGGTAAGTGCTGAAAAGCAAAATGCGAATATGTCCACGCCTGGCCATCAGGGGGCACCGCGTCATATAACGCGGCCAGGTATTCGGTATCCACCAGGTCCGCGCCATGCTGGCCGTTCGGGTTCAGGGCGCAGGTGGCCGGGCACGTGCCGAAAGTGTGGTGTTGGCCGGCGCGGTAGGTGACGGCTATCGGGCCGGTCTTACCATTGGCCGATATTCGAATTGTCTTAAGCATAATTTTCTCACTTTCTTGCTTTCTGGTGGCCGGGCACCATGCCCGGCCTAACGCGATTCTAGGCTAAAAATAAAATGGGCGTCAACAATAAAAAAACCCGGCGCGCGGCCGGGTTTCAAGGGTTACGCGGCCAGGGCTATGCGGGCACGCCCAGGTCAGCATCGGCCAGCATCTCGGCGGCGCGCGCCTTAAGCGCGGCACCAGTGCCGAACCATGCGGACTCGATGCGGGTGTTATTCGAGCGGCCGCGTTCGTGATCGACTAATTCAGTTACGGCATTCAACATGCCCCAACGGGTGCCACTTACACCGGGCAGGTCAGAACCCAGGGCCGCGCCATTAAATAATTGCATGATGCGAACGTAGGCTTTCGACTCGGCCACCGGGCGCGCGCTGGTATGGTACGGGCGCAGTAGCTCAGTGACAAATGCATCCGCGTCGGTTTTATCCATACCCTGGCCGGCCAGCTGGCGGGATTGCACCAGAAAATTCTCGAACGCATTCGCCACAATGCCCAGCTGCAGCCGGACCGACTCAGGATCGAATCGCTCACTATGCAACACGCGCACCGCCGACTTAAGATAACCCAGGTTTTTCTCGCCTTCGCCCTTGATCACGCGGCCGCCACTGTAGCCACCAACAGCGGCCGTTATCGTGTTATTGCAGACGACGCGAATGGCCGTAAATTTTGCAACGGTGGCCATGGTCCCGTCGTAGGACGTGCCCAGCAGCAGGTAGGGTTTCACTAGGTCAGAGCTAACCACCGGCGCAGCATCGCCTACGCTGGCCAGGGCCCAGACCCGCCGGCCGTCACTGAGGGCCCCGGCGGTCTCGAGTTGAAAGCCCCCCAGGTTCACCAGCTCGCGGAAAAAGTCCATAACCTGGCCGGGCTGCACGACGTTGTAAGCATTCGACACAACGGCCAGGGCCGCGCCGGTGTCGCTGCGATGAAGCACTTTTCGCTGATCCCATGTTTTTGTGATGGGACCGCCGAGGCCGGCCAGGCCGGCCGGCGTTGCCTTGTACTGGACAGGGCTGCCAAGAACGTCGTAATTTAGGCCCGCTTCGCGAGTCCAGGTTTCAATGCTGGCCCCGGGTGTCAGGGCCTGGCCCAGGCCATGCCAAGGGGTGAGCCCGGCATAAGCAATAGCGGCGCGGCCGGTGGTGGTGTCGATCATATGTGCCATTTGATTTCTCGCTTTCTGGTGGATGTTGCGCCGGGAAAATTTTCCCGACACCTGAATATTACACTAAAAATAAAACCCTGCCAATTAGTCAACTATTGCCAGCGCTTCGCTGGCCTCGCGCCGATACCGCTCGAACAAATGGCCGAACGCGCTTAAGATGCGCGCCTGGTTTCCACTGTCTGCGCGATGGTAGGCAACGCCCAGGGCGGCCGCGAACCCGCCGCCGCGTTGCTGCATCAGGGCGGCCGCGCGGTGATTAGCATCGGCCAGGGCCTGGATGTGATTGCTCATGTAGAGCTCTTCAAGTTCTGGATTCATGATTCTGCCTTTGAGTTAGAGGTCAAGATTGGACCAGTGGTCCAACTGGCTGGCGATTGCCAGGCCGGTGTCATACCAGTACGGCGCGCTGATGATGGCCCGAGGATTTTCCTGTGGCCGGCCAGCGGCCACAATCTCCCCCGCGTAGCGTCGAACTGCTTCGATCACAAACGCCTGGGCCAGGGGACCCCCAGGATTTCGGGTCATTAGATGTGTGATTTTCTGCACATTCTTAAGGGGTTTCATCGAGGGGTCCTTTCAAAAGCTGATAGTCAATCGATTGTCACTAAAGAACGACTTGATCGAATCTTCTATGTCGATCTCGCCGGCCAGGTCGGTTACGTTTATCTCAGACGCCAGGTCGGACAGGCTGATATGTTCCGCAATGTCGTCCGAATGGCTGTCGGCCAGCTCAGCCGCCAGGTCCGCCAGGTTGACGTGCCGGGCCATGACTTCAATTTGCCCGCCGGTCAGGTGCTGAGCCAGGTCGGTCAGGTCAACGTCAGCCCTTTGGTTGATGTTCAATTGGGCCAGCTTTTCTGCCAAGCTGTCATTCATCCAATCCTCGATTTTGTCGTCCATTTTCTGGTCCATCGTGCGGCCCAGACTGTCCAGCAATTTATCCTTTGCCCAAGTGGCTATCTGCTCATCGATCAAAGGGCGCATTTGCTCAGCCAGGTCTTTCACCAAGGCTTGCATGAGTGCGTTCATTTCCATTTTGCTTTCTCTCTTTCTAGGGTTACGGCCTTGCGGATTGCGCGGCCTGATTACGATTTTAGGTCAACTCAAATCAACTTGTCAACTGCCCCCGCCAAATATTTTATGGATCAGCCACCAGAAAAAAAGCTTGGCGGCCAGAGGCTTTTGATCTGGGGGGTGCTTTGACAAGGGCGGCCTGATTTGCTTTAGACGCGCGGCCGCCAGGCGCTCGCGGTCCCGGCGGTTCATAGACCGATTTTGGCGGCCGTTTCTGGTCTGGTCTCCCGCAGCCACTTTGCGAATTTCAGCGTCTGCGCCGATTTTGCATAGCTGTTGGGCCAAGCTCTACTGGGAGGCCTCAGCCCCGAAAAAAACTCGGCGATATCCTCTGCAGGATACCAACGGTTGCCGTTGTCCGTCTTCCCAAGCGCGCGCAAATGCTGCCAGCTCAATTTTTCCATGACTTTCTCTCTTTCTAGTTTGCCTGGATGATCCCAGGTCAAATGATCCTAGCATGACTTCGGCCGGTCGGTCAAGCGGCCACCAAAAACTTTCTCAGTTCTGCCCAGCTGATGCCCGTCCACGGCCAACGGGCCATTGCCGGGGTGTCGATGCCAAAGTTGACCAGGTCAATCGCTTGCTCGCCGGCGTACAGGAGCAGTTCAGACTTGCTCGCGTGAGCGGTGCCGGCCGGCTGGTGTTGGACAAGGATGTAGGTCGGGCAGCGCAGGTCGGCGTGCTTGATCTGAAACGCCACTTGGTGCGGGGACAGGTTGACCTTGCGGCCCCGCTTGACCACCTTGAGTTCCACCATGACGAACAGACCATGCGGGAATGCCAACAGGCAGTCCGGTATGCCCAGGTTAACCCTTGACTCGATTCGGGTGAAATGGCAGCTTGGGAGGTTTTCCTTCAGCCTCTTGTACAGGTTCGCTTCGGGTTTCAACGCCATTGTCTTCATCCTCAGGTTCTTCTTCGATCTGTTTAAGGGTCACGTCCACAATGGGCCCGGCAGTCCCGCCGCCGTACAAACGCTTGATTTCTTCCAGCTTGCGGGTGACCTCTTCCTTGCTCATGCTGTCAATCGTGCCGTGCCTGATTTCCTTGCGGTCGATGTAGATGGACCCGAGGGCCTGGCCGCGCCGGTATTCGGCCTGGACGGCCGCGCCGTAGGCCCCTGCAGCCAATGCCTGGTCGCGGATGACCTGCAGGTCCCGCATGTGCCGCTCGAAGGTTGTGCCGTACTTTTCACCCAGCTCGCGCCGGCGAGTCTGGATCGCGGCCACGATGTGCGGGGAATCCTCAGGATCAGTCAGTTCCCGCGCCCGGCTCCTGGCCCATGTCTCGCTGTACCCGGCCCGCAGGGCCGCCTCTTTCAAGGTGACGTGGCCATCGCCCGCGCAGAACTCTTCGACGAACTTCCATTCCTGGGGCGTCAGGACCTTTGGCCTGTGGGCTTTAACGGGCCCCGTCACGCGGGCCTCGACAACCGCTGGACGGCCCCCCAGGCTTTTGCCAGCCAAGAACTTCTCGTCCTTACCAGTAGCCATCAGGCAACCCTCCAGAGCCGCCAGCCTTCGCCGTACCGCCTGCAGGTGAACCTAACCCCTGGGTGACGGCGCGCGTGCATGTAGGCGGCGCTACGCAGGTTCTTGATCCATGTAGCGTCAAGAATCAAAAAGCTGTCCCCAACCGCCATCCGAATGAATGGATAACTCGTCCGGGACTCCGCGCCATCAGGCATTGGGATGTTTTTTTCGATATTCATGCATACAGTGTACAACAAGTCCACGGGCAACACGAATACAAGGCCTTCCCCGTTCAAATTCAGCCTTTCAGTAACATATTCTACAAGATTACTTTCATTCATAAGCAGAAAAAAAAGTCGCGCGCGCATTTTATGTTAATTACACCATCACACTTCTATAAAACCATGTAATCACTCGTAACCTATTGATCTAGTTATGTTATTACACCATTACTCCACTATCCAATAGTTACACTGCTGTTAAACGAAACCAATCTTGTAGAAAAGGTATACTGAAATGCCAAAATCCCCGGTCCGCGGTCCGCGAACCTCCCCCCTTCCCCCTTTTTTCCCTGTAAAATACCCTTTGACACTGCCAAATGCGCGAAGCCCAGGTGTTTTGACCACCCGGGCTTCACTTCCCCTTACATCGTTGAAAGGAACGACGTCATGAGCAAACCTGATCCTAACACCCTTGCCTACATGCGTGAGATGCTGTCATACCGTGAAGGCGGCAATGGCGTGCTGATCTGGCGTTATGGACGGCTGCGTGGCGAGTTTGCGGGCACCGAGACCACAAAGGACACCCCTGAATTACGTGTTCGGTTTGAAGGCACGTCCTACCTGGCCGCCAAAGTCGCGTGGTTCCTGTGCATGGGCCATTGGACCGAGAACCGCCTCAGGTTCCTGAATGGGGACCGCACGGACATCCGCATGGACAATCTTGAAGAGACGGACCGCGTGGACGGCCCCGGCCGCTGACCAGGCCGTTGCCTAGACGGACCGCGTGGACGGTCCCGGCCGCTGACCCTACTGCAGCTGCGTCCCCAGCCAGCGCTTGTGCTCCCCTGAGAGCATCTTGCCCGCTATTTCCATGGGGATCAGGTCGCCAAACTCAATCTCTGTCACTTCGTTGAACCCTTCAACCCGCGGGTCTTGAATCACCGGCCCGATGAGGGCGTACTTCTGCCCACCCGCGGTCAGGATAACCACCTGGACCATGGTCCGTGAGCCGAGAGCCGTCATGACCTCCTGCAAGGACGCCGCCTCCTCCCTCTCGTCCGGGCCCAGTTCAAAGCCTTGTTTCATGTCCGCTCCTTGTTCAGCACATGCACGCCGCATTGGGTGCATTGTCCATCCTTAATCTCATGCGCCTTACCCTCTTGGCACTCATGCGCCCCAAACAGCCTGGCCAGCCCCGGCGCATACTCTCCCCCAATCCGGTACAGCCTCGGGTAGTTGGGGTAGAAGTATTCAGTCATGTGTTGCGCTCCTTCAAAACGGCTGAAACATCTTTGTAAAAGGCCGTGCTGTCAAATGCCTCAGTAATGCTGTTGGTGTCCGCCACTTTGTCGTAGTGCGCATTGACCAGCGCCCGGTGCTTCCCCGTGTAAAACCGCACCTCCTCATCAGTCAGGTCAACCCACGGGCGCTGGGGTGGGGCGGTGTAAAGCGGATCAAACAACTCGTTTTTGAGCCGCCAATATTTTTTACTTAAATCAACAAGGTGTGTTGTGTACAACCAATGCCCGTCTTTTGGGTCTTTGAAACGCCACGCCACATGCTGCGCCATCTCAAACCCCACCGGCTTGTCTTGCTTCTCAGTCACTGTTCTTCTCCTTGAGTTTGGCTTCAATGGCTTTGTAAGTTTCAAAATAGTCACGCCCTCTGCAAACAAACGCTTCATCTTCAGTCAGCCCAACCCACGGCTTCTTGTAGACCTGCGTGTCATCATCGTCCCACGCTGCCTCAAACGCAATCCTCATAGCATCGTCCACTTTGCGCTGGAACGCTGCTCGGCGCAAAGTCTCGCGTTCGATGCGCTCAAATTCACTGTCTTCCGTGTTCATATAAAAGCCCAAATAAAGCCAGCCACGCCAGCGAGGAAGACAATCGTCATCAGGAAGATGATGACGATAGTCACCCGGTACATAAACTCATCAAGTTCCGTGTAGTCTCCGTCATCCATGGCAATCCTCCTTGGCCGATGCAACGCCAGCAGCAAATCCCTTCATGTACTGCACCGACTTCTTCTTGACAATGGCCTTGGTGGGCTTGACTACCCTTACAGGGGGCGGTTCGTTGATGATGTTGATCAGAGCAAAGTAGCGCAGGTGAAAGACTTTCTTCAACTGCCCCGTATAGATGCGACTGACATCCGCCTTTGCAATCTTTGTCCTGTTCGCAATGTCCACCTGCCGCCAGCCTTTTGCTATCAAGGCCTGCACAATCTCTTGCGGGGTCATCAGCTTTTCCTCGCCAACGTCTATGACCTCAATTCCTTCTTGCGCGCTCATGTGAGCCGCCCTGGGTAGCTGGCCTGTGCCAACAGGCCTCTTGGCCACAGGAAGGCACTGCTCTTCACCGCGCCCTCGTCCAGCAGTTGGTTCGCGGACCACACCTTCGTGGGGGTGGTGTTGGTGAAGCCCGGAGCCACGTAGCAGGAAAGGTTGTAATGCGGCACCAGGGTGATCCCGTTGAGGATGTATACCGTCTGCTCTGTCTTGTCCATGTTGTCAGGTCTCATGATTTTTCCTTTGTAATTTAAAACCGCGCTGCATAAAACTTGCCGATGACCTCGGCCAGCTCGTGGATGTGAAAGTCGCCGCCTTCGCCGCCGGCGTCCTTGATCCAAATCATGCCAGGCTGCACGCCGGGGGTGAGGGTCCAGCCGGCAATGTGCACCTCAAAGCGCTCGCGCCCATCCCTCATGCCCTGGTCGTAGGCCACCTGGGCCTTGCAGGCGTCCTCAATGGTCATGAGGGTGTACTTCTGGCACTCTTCCCAGACGAACCGGGCGTTGGACGCCCCAATCCGCTTGTGCTCTGCCTTGGTCAATTGGTCCCACCATTCTTCAAAGATCATGACGGCCCCCTTTGAACAGGTCCGTGAGCCGTGACCAAATACCCTTGTCCAGGCACGCCTGCAGCCGCTTGTTTTCGGCCTGCAGCGCATCCCGGACCTGCGCGTGCAGTTGGACCGCATCAGCATAGCCATCGGCGTGGCCCTTGGCATGGGCCGTGGCGGCCACCTCTTTAAAGGTTCGTCGTTTTGTCTTGAGTTCCATTTCAGTTCTCCATGTGATTGTAAATTTCGTGTTCCAGCTGAGCCAGTTCCTGCCCAGTGATCTTGCGCTCCAGCCACGGCGCGGGTCGGCCGTTGCGGTCGAGGATTTCCCAGATTCCATGCCCGCCCTCCTCCTCAGAGCTGTCATCAGGGTCGGCGCGCAGGACGGGCGGGCAGTACGGCTCCCATTCCGTCACGCGGACGCGGCAGGGTATGCCGCAGACGGTTGTTTCAAACTCCGTCATAACGGCATGTCCTCGTGCCATGGCTCGTCTTCCATGCGCTTGAGGTTGAAGATGAAGCGGTACTGCGGATGCACTTTGACGAACAAGCGCGCGTAGAACGCAATGAAGTTGTTGCAAATCTTGAAGTCCGCGCCCGTGGTGGTCATCACCACTTCCCAGCGGATGCGGTTGATGATGAGCCAATGGCTGATCTTCCTGTGGCCGGCGTTGACGGCCTGGAGCGTGAAGCGTTCAAAGTATTCCCACACCAGCGGGTTGCCGGCGTTGAAGTCGTTGAACTCACGCTGCCTTATGTGGAACGGCGTGTTCATGCTCATGCTTTCTCCTTCAATGCCAGGCCCTTGCTGTGCAAGTAGCTCTTTAGCTCATCAATCGACTTGCGGCCCAAGTTCGGGATTTTCAGCAACTGCCACTCTGTCCAGCACACCACGTGCTCTAGCGCCGTGATGTCCTCAGCATACAGTGCATTAAGCAGACGCAGCGGCAAGGCGTTGGGCTCAAATGGTGTTTTGCCCGTTGCCCCGTAGTGAGGCACCTGGCGGTCGAGATACACCTCCGTCTCCCCTATCCTGGCCAAGGGCTTCGGCAATATTCCCAATGTGTCCACCAGCGTCAAATCCCCCAGCTCATATATTTTGCTGCCCTCTTGCTGCAAAACCTGCACAGACACCTCGGCTACTTTCTTGTCCGTGAACCCGAAAGGCACGATCCCCGAACCGCTGCCATCGGCCCAGCGCCACGTAATTGTCCAGACGTTCATAGCGGTGCCTCCTCCGCATCAGCGGGATACACCGGCCCGCTTGGGGTCCGTGGGCCTTGATACGGGGGCAGCGGCCCGGTAGGAAAGGGCCATGAACAGCGGCTGCAGGCCGAAATCATGACTCCCCCACGTAGGTGATGGCCAGGAGGTTCTGGATCATGTCCTCCAGCCGGTTGAGCTTTTCCTGAGCCTCCACACGCACCTTTGCCTGTTGCGTCTTCAAGGTCTCGATCTTGCTGGCAACCAGCTCGTTAGGCGTCAAGAGCATGTCCACCGTGATGGTGGCCTCGCCTACGTAGGTCCAGCCGCTTGTCCGCATGTCGGCGGAGCAGAACGCCAGCGATTCAACCGCCTTGTCGCCCTGCATGTCCTCAGGGCTCAGGCGGCTGTACTCGGGCAACCAGGCCTTCGTGGCTCCAATAATTTTCTTCATGACTTTCTCACTTTCTTTAAAAATGACCGTGCCTGATAACAGACCGTGTCGGTTGGGGTTACTTAACGATCAATGCCTTCAAGGCGGTCGGCCACCAGGGTGGCGTAGCCTGCAATGTCCACCCAGTGGTCAACTTTGTCGGGGTTGCCGTTGACGATGCGGCTGATCTTGTGGACGATCATCTCCAAGGCCTCCCACTGGTCATCAGCAAACAGCTTGTTGTGCCGTGCTGCGTGGTCCGCGAGTAGCCGTTTGATGCCCTGCATCAGCGCGGCGCTGTCCCGGAACTTGCCGTAGTCCTGGCCACGCGCCTCCAATACCTTGCCCACACTGACTTTTGCAGCGTCTGGGAAGTACTTCGCTGCGCGCTCCTTGCGCTGCTTGTCTGTGAGCTTGGACCTGCTTATCAGGGAGGAAGCCCGGGACGTTGCCTCGTGCTCTGCGGTCGGCATTGGCACCGTATCAGGCAGCTCCGCTTTAATCTCCTTGTGCAGCTTGTACACCATGGGCCTGGAGGCTTTAAATTTTTCCACCACCTCCGGCACTCTGGCGTTTGGGTGGTTGCGAAAATGTTCGCGGATTTGATCAGATTTAGTCATGTGGTTTCCTTTGGGCGTTCAGTTGAACAATTGCACGGGCCTTGCCTTGGCGGATAACCGCCTCAACAAAGTCGTGCGCCTTCTCGATGTCCAGAACAGTGGCGTTAGCCAGCTGCTCCTCATGCAGGTCCATCACCAGCTTCAGTGCCTCCCACTGCTTCGCGGTCATGATGAACCTCATTTCTCGTTCAATGCCCCGGCGCACCAGCTCAAGCAGAGCAGTTTGGGCGGCATTGATTTCTTCCAGCCAGTCGCATCCAAGACCCTTGAGGGCCAGCGCCTCCGCAATGTTGAAGGCACCAACAAGGGTGTCAATGTCTGCCTTGGTGGCCCGCCCGCGCCGGACCTCTTCCAGCGCTGCGCGGTTCTTGAGTTGCAGGTCCAGGAAAACGCCCGGCACATCCCGCAAGGGGCGCAACCCTGACAGGACAAACTCCAGGGGATTCTGGAGCACGGCCCGCGGGCGGTAGCTGCTGCGCTTTCTCATGACTTGCAGGAAATGAAGAGACTTGCAAACAGGAGGATCAGCACCAGCACGTAAGCAACTTGCGTGATGGTCAGGAAAGGCCGATGGGTGCCAAGCAAAACGCCTTGAATCAGCTCCGCATCGCGATCTAAATGGGCCACCTTGGGTTGATAACCTAAACCAATCAGCACCTTGCCGGTGCTGACGTACTTACCTGTAGAGGCAAGTTGCTTGAAGGCCCGGCCGGCCTTGGGTGTGGACTTTTTAGTCATGGCAGTCTTTCTCTCTTTCTGTGATTGCAATCCGATCTTAGCACGGCTATATCAACTGTCAACAACTTTTTTAAATAATTTTATTTTTATTCCAGGGATGCTTCAAGTACTCCTCTCTCAGCAGGCTGTACAGTGTCAAGTCTCCGCCATCTGGGAAGGCCTTGCGCATGCGTCCTTCGTACTGAAAGCCCAGGCGAGAGACAAAGCGCTGGGCGTCCGAGTTCTCTGCGCGGATGAGACCCGTGACCCGCGGTACTTGGAGCACGAGAAAGGGCAACTCAAAGGATGCTTTAAAGAACCTGCGCGAGAACCAATTACTCCGGGGCCGCGCGGCGATGTGCATGTCAATGTTGGTGCCTGTGTGGGCAGAGAAGACGGTGACGGCCAAGAACTCCTCCTTGTCGTCTACCAGGCTCACGGTGGTGACGTCCCCCGTCATGCCGTCGATGCCGATGACTTTTTTGGCCCAGGCTACGGCCTCGTCGTTGCGTTCAAAGCGCAGGATTTTCACTGTAGTTTTCCATGATCTCATCCTCAAGCAGCATGATCTGCTCCTCAGTCAGCGTCTTGGTGATGTCCACCTGGCGGGGCTTGCCGCTCGGGCCCTTGACGGTCAACAGAACCTTGGTGATGTCCAGCAGCGCGGGCAATTCCGTGTCCTCCACTTGCATAGCCGGGAGTACTTCAAAAGTGAGTTCGACGGGGAACGCCATCTCGGTTAGGTATTTCATCTGGGGCTTTCTGTTTGGCTTTTTCTTTGTTGGCGGCGATGCGTTGCAGGGTGAGAGATTCTTCGTAGGCGTGATGGAAGGCGGGGAGGATGAGGCTGTACATGTAGTTGCCCATCCCGACTTCGTAGAAGGTAGCAACTTCCTTAAGCATAAAGTACGCCTCCTCAGGCATAGAGACGCTCATGTAACGCTGCCCCTCGCGCTTAGAGGGCGAGGCACGAGTCTTTTCGTAGATACTCTTTTTCGGGCGTCCGTTCTTTCTTGGACGGCCGCGCTTGCGTGCCGCCACCACACGTACAGATTGACGTGCGTATGGCTCTGGGTAAGCAGGGACAACTGTTTCTCGTATCTTAAGGGGCATTGCCATTGAATTCTCCTTTCTAAAGACTTGCGAATGTGTGAAAAAATGGGCCGGAATTTTACCCCCGGCCCAAACTCTAACAGGAGGGAGGCAACTGCATTGACTCCAACTCCATTATGCCGCATCTCCCCAATTTAATCCAGTCTCCACGTCAACGCGGGAAGGCACCTCTAACGTCACGGCCTTGGCCATGATGTCAGCAGCGGCGCGAGCCTCGTCGATGTTGCGCACCGACAGCGCCACCTCGTCATGCACCTGCAGCATCAAGCTAAACCCCGCCTTGTGCAACGCCACCATGGCCGCCTTGGTCTGGTCGGCCGCTGAGCCCTGGATCAGCTTGTTCAAGCCTTTGTAGGTGCCCGCGCGCTTGATCCGTGAGCCGTATTCCATGGCTGCCTGCTCACGTGGCAGCGCCTTGTTCACGCCCCATTCCACGGGCTCCCACAGCGGGAAGCGGCACTTGCGGCCCAGGAGCGTGCGGATGGACCCGCCAGAGGCCGGGTGCTCAATGCGCTTCATCACCGCATCCACGGTGCCCTTCAGGAATGGGACCTTGCTGTGGAAGGTGGCGATCAGCTCGCTGGCCTCGTCCAAGGGCAGGTCCAGGCTGTTGGCCAGCTTGGCTTTGCCCATGCCGTACATCAGGCCCAGGCCGATGGTCTTGGCGGCCTTGCGTTTGATGCCGGCCATGTCGGCCACCATCTGGTGGAAGTCCGTGTCGGGGTTGTCGCGGTAGGCCTGCGCCATCTTCTCCGCACCCGGCAGGCCCAACAGGGTGGCGTAGTGCACCAGCAGGCGCGGCTCCTGAGAGGAGAAGTCGTTGGCAGCCCAGATTTGGCCGTCCTCGGGCAGGAACAGCCCTCGCACCAGGGGGCCAATGATCTCGTGGCGCGCGGGCACTTGTTGGAGGTTGGGGTTGGACGCTGACAGACGGCCCGTCACCGTGCCGCCGTCCTCGTTGCGCATCTGGTTGAAATGGGTGTGGATGCGCCCATCCTTGGCGCTGTGCTTCAAGTAGGGCTCCAAGAACGTGCCGTGGGTCTTGTTCAGTTCGCGCGCCTCCAGGATCATTTTGGCCAGGGGATGCTCGTGGGTGTCCAAAAAGCTCTTGGTAAAGCTGGGCGCACCGGCGGCGGTCTTGGGGTATTGGATGGCCAGGCGGTCAAAGGCCGCGGCGATGGACTGCGCGGCCCAAATGTCCACCTGCATGCCGGCCTGGCTCTTCAAGTACTTCAGGATTTCTGTTTCCTTGCCGCGCATCTTGGCCATTTCCTGCTCGCACTTGACCCGGTTGAAGTTGATGCCCTTTAGCGTTATGTTAACAAGGACAGGCAGCACCTCTGTTTCCAAGTTGAAGACGGACTCAACCTCCTCCTTGCGCATGAGCACCTTCAGGTGGTGCCACAGCTTCAAGGTAAGCGCCGCGTCCTGCTCGGCGTACTCACCCACGTGCATGGCCGGCAGCTTCCACAACTCCTTCTTGGGGTGCACGCCAAAATCCGAGGCGGATTCTTTCAAGCCCTGCTCGGACTTGACCTCCTTGAGGTAGTCAAAGCCCAGGGAGTTTAGGGCGTAACTAAAGCGGTTCTCGTCCAGCACTGGCGCGGCCAGCATAGTGTCGTAAATGGTGCCGCTTACTTCAAATCCGGCGGCCCTAAGCCAGCCCAGATCGTAGGCGGCGTTGTGCATGACCTTGTCGGCCGGCGTGGCCAGGACGTCCTTGATCCATCGCTCCACGATGCGCTTGTCCAGATTGCCGCCACCAGCATGGGCAACCGGGTAATAGCCGGTCCAGCCGTCCACGGCAATGGCGTAGCCCACAATGTAGCCGTCATTGCGGGGCCAACCGGGGCCCAGGGACTCCATGTTCGGGTCGCAGGTCTCCAAGTCGATCGCAATCTCCTTGGCTTCGCTCAAATTGGGGAATGACTGAGGGGGCAGCCACTCTGAAATCCGAGGAAACATGGACATGGTCTTGATGTCACGTTTCATAACCGGAAGCCTTTTTGTTCGTTTTTTGGCAGGACAACATGCAGCGTTTGTTTGGCACGGGTGATGCCCACGTACAGCAGGCGGTTGATGTCATCAGAATTCCTGTCGTATTCTCTTGCAGAACGGGTAGACAGGTCGGACAGCAGCAGCACATTGTCTGCCTCGCCGCCCTTGGCACCGTGGATCGTGGACAGCTTGATGGGCACGTGGCCCGTGAGCCGTGTATTGCGTTTCAAGAGCGAGACCATGTAGTCCCGGCGGTCTTCACTGATCTTGGTCAACGCCTCGTGCCAGATCACTGCAGAAAGAAGTCCGTGCTTTTCTTTCAGCAGGTCAAGGGTGTAGCTGATGGTTGTGTCCGCCGTGCGCAGCATTTTGTGGCCATGCTTGATAAAACTACCGTCCATGTACTTGTAGATTTGCTTGACAACCGGGTAGGGCACTTCGCCGCCCTTGCGCAGCTTTTCCCAGCCCAGCACGGCAATCAGAACCGCCTCGCTTACGCTGCGCTTCCCGTGGCGCTCGAACAGCAGGCCCTGGCTTTTGATCCATTCGTGCATGTCGTTGAGCATATAGTTGGCGCTGGCCAGGATGAGCCAGTTGCCGTGGCTGATGTCGATTTGCTGGAAGTCGTTGTAGTAGTTGACGCTGCCGGCCTCTTCGCGGGCCTTCCAGATTTTGGGCTGGCGGTTTTTGATACGCGTTACCACGCGGTTGGCCAAGGCGTGTATTTTTGAGGGCACGCGGTAGGACTGGTCCAACACCTTGACCTCGCCGGGAAAGCTCAAGAAGCTGCTGACGTCTGCTCCGGCCCAGGTGTAAACCGCCTGGTCGTCGTCGCCTGCCAAAAAGCAGCGCTGGGAGCGCAACGCGAGTTGCTCTACCAGCCTCCATTGCAAACGGGACAGGTCTTGCGCCTCGTCAATGATCAGGGCTTCCAGGTTGGGAAGGCGCTCGGGTTCCAGCAGCACGTACTCCAAGAGGTCGGTGAAGTCCAGCAGGGCGTGTGAGGTCTTGTAGTGCCGGTAGGCGCGTTCCACATACTCAAAGTGGAACCACTCGATGTCCATGTTGGACTGGTTGTAATGGGTGCGCAGGTCGAGGCCCTTGATCCGTGCAATGTTGATCTCGTTAAGGATGGGATGGTCAACCTTGACCGCAAACTCCTCGTCACCGTTTTCAATGGCCAACTCAATCCCCGCCTCCTGGGCAAACTCCTTGTAGTGCTCAGGGGACATCATGTCCTTGGTGCCGATACCCAGGCACCGGTAGGCCAGACTGTGCAGCGTGCGGAAGAACGGGAAGTCGGTGTCCGGGTTCAGATGCGGGAACTTTTGAATGGCCCGATCCTTGGCTTCAGTGGAGGCCTTCTTGGTAAAGGCAAAGTAGCCGATCTTTGTCGGATGGACCTTGTCCTCAAGCTCTGTTTCAACCACCTTGAGCAGGAAGGTCGTCTTTCCTGTACCAGGGGGACCGAACACCTTGGTGGTAGTCATTCCTCTTCCCCTTCATCCCACATGTCCTGTGTCCAAACAAGGACGGGGGTGTCCTCCCCGACATAGGCGCATTCAATGTTGAACTCAATGAACTCGCGTGCATCTTCACTGGTCATGCCATCACGCATTAAATTTTCACGGATAAGCTCGGCGTCGTACACCAGCACATCTACCCGGCTGGAGCCCCGCCATATGCAAGCAGGGCCGAGGATCGCGTCGTCATGTCCGTCAATTTTTAACATCAAAATGGGCTCCGGTTAGTGCGCTGCTCTGGCGTGTCAAATGGGGCGTCTTGGCGGCTAAAGCGTGGGATTTTCCAGCAACGTGCAGCGCGGTTCTTGAGGAAGAGGCTGATGGGTTCCCCGCCCTGATCCCGCAGGCGCTGCGCCATCTTTGGTGCAGTCATGCCCTTGAAGTTGTTGCGCACCAGGTGCGCATCCAAGTCCTTCATGCGGAAGTAGGTCTTGGCCTCATTTTCATCCGTCCATGGGCGGCCCATGAGGATTTCATCACGGTCCATTGCCTGTTGCAGGTGCGTGCAGAACTCTTCAAGCAGGTCGTTGAAGCGGCCGGTGATGCTGGTGTCTTCGCTGGCCTCGGTAATCTGCTCAGTCTCCACCATTTCCTTGAGCAGTGCATTGAGCATCTGCTCCCAGTCCTGCTTACGCAGTGTGGGCGGCAACAGGTTGATTTTTTCAACGCAGGCCTTCTGGAATGAGGCCTGTACAAACAGGCTCTCGGTGTCGAGTTCAATGCGTTTGCCGTTGATGTCGAGAAACCACAGCGGCGGCTCGGAGTTGTACTTGGACAGAGAGGACATTTGCGGGGAGTCTGGTCCGTGAGCCCCGATCCCATGCTTGCGAGTCCTGCAAAGGCCGCTGTTGCAAAAGCTGTGTAATGGCGCGTCCTTGCACTTGTATTTGTAGTCTTTTTTACTCAGCTGCTTGACGAGGACTTGCAGTTCATTGTTGGGCAGCGGGGGTGAGACGTACTTCAGGTTGTGCTCCACCATGGCGTCATCCCAGTGGATGGGAATCACCTTCTTGAGGTAGATGCCAATGTTGAACAGGGCGTTGTTGCGGGTGCCTTCTGGCACGCCCTGGGCGCACAGCGCCTGCAGGCAGGGAGGGCCGTCCTTGATGGGATGGTCAGGCTCCTTGGGCTCTTCTGGGTACTTGAGGTCTGGGGGCTGTACCCACTGGTCGTACAGGGCATAAAACTCCTCCAGTGTTGCGGCCGAACCATCGTCCCTGATGGCGTAGCGCGTTGTCTGGTCTCCGCCAAAATAAGGCAGGTTGAGAAAGTTGCCCGTGTCGCCGCGGTCCACCAGGATTGCAGCTTGCTTGGGAAAAATCTCCCGGCCGGCCTCGCCCAGCAAAGCGGCACAGGCGTTGAGAAACCGCTGCATCTCTGCAGCAGGAATGGGCGATTGGACAAACAAGAACACGTGTGCCCCGCCGGACTTGCTACGGCACACCACCATGGGGAGTTCAAGGCTCCTGACCTTTTTTATGAGGCCGACGTGGTCCAGTGGATACTGGTCAATGTCAATACAGCCCCAGATGCAGGAGTTATCTGCCCGGATTGGGATAATTCCCAGACTCGGTTCAACGCCTTCCAGGTGCTTGATCCACAGGTCGTCAGTTGGTGGCTTGCGCACCACAACGGCCTTGCCTGCCTGTTTCCCGTCTCCTCGGGACGACTCAATTTTGTATGTTCCATAAGCGATATCCAGGCCGGAAAAAATCGCTTTGAACCGGGTTATGTCGGTCATTTCTTCTTTCTATTGCGGGTGGGGCCTACTCATGCCAAGAGGGGTACCCGTATGTTGCCTGCCATGAGCTACATGGCAAAGCTCAACTATCGGTCTCCCGAACACTTTCGGCCCCTGAAATCAAAAGGGAGCAGGGCCGTTAGCTGGCGCGCTCATTTCACCCTCATGCTTTACCTTGACGTCACCCGCGCTGATCGACAGGGCAAATTTCCTGGCAGCGGCATATACCGCAGTTGACTCGACAGGGCCAATACGTGCCACCTCCCAGCCGAACCACTTGCCCTTGTCATTAGACTCAGCCGTGGTGGAGAGCAGGTACAACTGGCTGTACATCGGCGGCGTGAACATGCCGTTCTTACCAGACATCTTGACCGACTGCATCATGGAATTCCACTTGCGGCTCTTTTTCAGCTGCGTGGATTTCATGGTGATGAGAGCCGGCTCAGGGAATCCAGACTCGCCCATTACCATCACGTAATAGTTGGCGGTGTTCTCAATGTAGTTGCCGTTGTCCAGGTAGTCTTTGTTGTCACCAGGCTCTTTGTGAGTCTTCGACAAGATGTCGCTGGTCGCAGGGTAGATATGCACAGGTGCACCGCTTCCCTGACCGCGTGGAGTCCACTCAATGTACTGGCGCAGATAAGCGCAAGGGATAACGGTAATACCCTTCTTGCCGTCATAAAGCTCCCCCGTCACGGAGTTGAAAACCATGCCGGGAAGGGCACCATCAACTTCTCCAACTTCCGGGCTGGTGTTGGTGAGCAAACGCAGGAACGGCAATGCAAAGTCGTCCTGTGTCATCCCATCAAAACCCACGCCAGCGTCCTGCTCCAACTCTCCCATAATCGCCAGTGCGGTGCTGGCCTTTTGTTCCGCAATATCGTTCTTTGCCATGATTAAGTTCCTTGTTTCAGTTTGATTTAATGATAGCTTTTTGGCCAATGAATACGCCAAAAAGCTCAGTGTCAACGGGCTGACCCTTCTCGACACGTTCCTTGACCCAGGCCTTGAGGGTCTGGGGCTCTATCTTCTGCGCCTGCTCGGCAGGGAAGCCTTGCGTGCCCAGGAGATTCAGTAGACGGGCGGAAAGCTCGTCTTCACCGCGCCCAAAGCGGACGCTGATGGTGTTCTTGATAATGTCGTCAAAACCGTTGTCGCGCAGCCATTTGTACGCTTCTGCCTGGCGTGCCTTTGGAATGCTGGCACCGTAAAACGGCTTGACGTCAATGCTGCTGCCGTCCTCCATGACAAACTTTCGCATCCCTGTCTCGGCCATGGCCTCAGGGATAGTCTGCTCAGTGAGCTTTCGATACTGCTCGTTGCGCTCGCTAAGAGTTTCCTCCATCTCAGCGATCTCTTTCTCAAGCATCTTGGCACGCTTGGCAAGACCTGCAATACCAGAGACCTGGTCATCAGATAACTTGTACGCACCTGCATCAGTCTCAAACAAATTCGTAAGACTCATCACTTTCTCCTTTCTTAAATAAATCAACCTCCAGTGGAATGTAGCGGCGTTCCCGCTTGTCCCACTTGAGACACTTAAAGCGGCCATGATTTTTACTGGCAGCTACTGCACAGGCAATGCCTATGGCAGAGGGGTCACCGATGAGAAGCAGGTAGTCCTCATCGGTAAATTTCTCCAGCTTGCGCTGGATACGGCGGACTGTCGGTACAACTGAGAAAGCAATTTGCGCGTTGGGCGGCAAAATGGTTTCGATCTGGCCATAGTCCAGAGCGCTTGCTATGTTGTGTTGCGTAGTCTCTGAGACAACGTAAACTTTAGGCACTTGAATTTCTCCTTTCTTAGTTCCAGCCATCAGTGTACACTATCTTCGCAGGACATTGCAAGCCCCTGCCAGAAAGAGATACACCATGACTCAGTTTTTAGCGACCTACCCCTTTAAAAACAAGCCTTTTGTCCATCAACAGGTCTACCTTCAGCGCTTCTGGGAGTACCCGGTAGCGGCCCTTTTCGCGGACATGGGCACTGGGAAAAGCTTCATGTTGATCAACAACGTGGCCATGCTCTACGACAAGGGCCGGCTCAACGGGTTTTTGATCGTAGCGCCAAAAGGAGTCTACCGCAACTGGTTTGACACCGAAATCCCAAAACATTTGCCGTCGCACGTAGTCTATCGCATGGCCCTGTGGAGTTCCTCTCCCCGTAAAGCGGAGCAAAAAGCCTTGGACGAGCTGTTCACCGTCACCGAGGATTTAAAGATTTTGGTGATGAACATCGAGGCGTTTAGCACGGCCAAGGGTACTGCGTATGCCAAGCGCTTCTTGCTTGTGCACAACGCAATGATGGCGGTGGACGAGAGCACCACCATCAAGACTCCTGGCTCGGCCCGCAGCAAAAACACCGAAAAGGTGGGCCGTGGCGCGCGGTTCAGGCGCATCCTCACCGGCTCCCCGGTCACCAAAAGCCCGATGGATTTGTACCAACAATGCGCATTTCTCTCTGACAACTGCTTGGATGTGAGTAGTTACTACGTTTTCCAGGCGCGCTACGCCGTGACGGTGGAGCGCCAGCTCAACACCCACACTTTTAAGCAAATTGTGGGCTACAGGCGTTTGGACGAGCTGAAGGAAAAGCTCGACCGCTTTGCGTTTCGGGTGAAAAAGGAGGAGTGCCTGGACCTGCCTGACAAGCTCTATGTCAAGCGGGAAGTGGACCTGACACCGGAGCAGCAGAAGGCCTACAACGAGATGCGCACGATGGCCTTGGCACAGGTCAGTGGGGGGCTGGTAAGCACGGTCAATGCGCTCACGCAGATCATGCGCATGCATCAAATCGTCTGTGGCCACGTGAAGTTGGACGATGGCACGGTGCTGGAATTGCCCAACAAACGCATGGACGAGCTGCTTTCCGTCGTAGAGGAGACGGACGGCAAAATCATCATTTGGGCCACCTACCGGCATGACATTGAGGCCATCAAGCTGGCCCTGTCCAAGGAATACGGGATGAACGCCGTGGGGATGTACTACGGGGACACCGACGGGGATGAGCGCAAACGAGTGCTGGAGGAGTTCCAAAAGCCGGACAGCGAGATGAGGTTTTTTGTGGGCAATCCAAGCACCGGGGGCTATGGTTTGACGCTTACAGCCGCCAGCACCATGGTCTACTACAGCAACAGCTTTGACCTAGAAAAGCGCCTGCAGTCCGAGGACCGCGCACACCGTATTGGCCAGACCAAAAACGTGACCTACATCGACCTGATTGCCGTGGGCACCGTGGACGAGAAGATCGTCAAGGCGCTGCGTGCAAAAATCGACATTGCAACCCAAGTGCTTGGAGAGGAGATCAAAACATGGCTCATTTAATCCCCTGGTCAACCCCGTATGTGTACGAAAAGCTTGAGCGAAGTGACACATCCAACGGACGTGTATATAAAATCTCAGAAAACGTACATGTCCCGTCGGTGACCACTGTGCTCGATCGCACCAAGGACAAGACAGCGCTCAAGCAGTGGGCCGACCGGATTGGGCAGGCCGAGGCGGACCGGCAAAAGGAGCAGGCGGCCTACATTGGCACGAACATGCACGCCACGCTGGAGTGCATCATCAGCGGCGATGCGATGCGGTTTGGCACCGACTGGCAGGCCATGAAGGGCCACCAGATGGCGTTCACCCTGGCCAACAAGTACTTTGGTGCGCTCTCCGCGGTCCACGGTTCGGAGGTAGGGCTGTACTATCAAAACCGCTACGCCGGCACGACCGACCTGGTGGCCACGTACCGCGGCAAGCTGGCCATCATTGACTTCAAGCAGTCGGTCCGGCCCAAGCGCCACGAGTACATCACCGACTACTTCCACCAGCTGGCCGCCTATGCGGTGGCGCATGACTGGCGGCACGGCACGTCAATTGACTATGCCGCGGTGCTGATTTCAGTGCAGGACGGGACGACCCAAGAATTTACCACCACCGGCCGAGAATTCGAGGAATTCAAGGCGCAGTGGATGGAGCGGCTTACTGCCTCGGAAGCTGCTGCGCCTGCGCCCCCGCCATTTGACTGACCGTGTCAAACGGAAAAAGCGATTGGAACATGGCCCGCGCGTTGGCGTTGGTTGGGGCACCGCTGCTGCCTTGACCAGGAGGCTTCGGCCCGGTGTCCGTGATCCCCGGCACACCCCGCGTGCTGGGTGCCGTAGGCAGCTGGCGCAACTGCCGCGCCGCCGCGCCTTCGGGGGTAAAAGGAGGCTGTGGTGTTTCTCTCAGTTGCGCGGGCCGTGGCTCGTCTGGCGCGAGGTAGTTGAGCGCTGGCGTGACCGCGGTTTTGCCCACTGAAACACCCATACTGCCGAGGTAATTCAGCAGGCGGTTGGCAATGTCAATCTGTTGTTTCTGTGTGCGGCCTTTGTCCAAAAGAATGGCCATGGCTTCCGGGTCTTTTGCCGCATTTTCCAGGATTTGGCGCACAGTAGCGTTGGGCAAGTTGTCAAAGATTTGACGAATGGCTTTGGAGCCCGCAGAGGCAGCGATCAAAGAACCGGGCCCCCCTGGGGCCGCAGCGGTACCAATCCGGGCACCCACAACACGCAGTGCCAGGTCAGTCACCACATCAGCGCCTTGAATTATGTCATCCAGAGGGAGGTTGTTTTTCACGGCGGCTTCAATGCGCACCATGGGGTTGATCAAACGGCGCAAGTCCTTGATCTCCGTGAGCGTCATCAAGCCGGTGGAGCGCATGATGTTCACCATGGAAGGCTGGTTTTGTGCAATAGGACTAAACAGCGCGTCTTCGTAAGCTTGAATGCTAAATTTCCCTGACGAATTGCCCCCTGCTTTGGTGTAGGCATAGTCGTACAAAGCCGACTTCATGCCATCCACTGAATCGCCGCCACCGGCCTTGGCCAACTTGGCAATGTTGGAGATGTTCTTGACTGGGAATTTGCTTGTCAGCGCGTCGTTGATAGCGCGGCTGGGGTTCTCCACTGACAGCACCTGAGCAAACGCTGTTTGGTTTTTGACGGCCTTGTTTAGGGCGCTATTCTGGTTGGCCACTTGCGTGAGCAAATTGCTTGCATGCGCCGCGTCGCGCAGGTCGTCCATGATGCCCAACTTCTCGAGCATTGGGGCGTTTTGCTGTGCAAACTTTGTGAGCTTGGCAGTGTTGAGCTTCTGGACGTAAGTGCCCTTGGCCTGGTCATAGACCGTTGTTATTGCGTCAGCGGCAAGCAAGCGCAGCACACGGTTCTGTGCATCCTGGATCGACACCACATTTGTGTCCGACAGCTCTGCCATGGGCTTGAGGTTCTTAGCCTGCTGGCTGTTTTTGCCAAACTTTGTTACTGCTTCGTCGTATTGCGTCCGACCAAACTTCACGGCCTCTTCAATCTGCTCCATACGCAATGACGTCACATCAGCATTGGTGCCGAAGGCGCGGATCACGAGCAACTCGGGAGCCAGGCGCTCTGCGCCGGCACGGGTGGTGTCACCTGTGATGGACGCAGTCTTAGCAAAGGTTCGAGTAAAGACGTCGTTCAGGCTCTTGGAATACTGGCGCGCTTGATCAAAAAGAGGGCTTTTTAGGCTGTTTAGATCGTTAAGCATGCCCTCGGCCAATGCGCCGTAGAACTCAGCGTTACTCACTTGGCCACTGCCTGCAGCTTCACGCGCCATTTTCAAAAGCTCGGAGCGGTAGTTCACCAACTCATCAACGCCAATCTCGCCCGCAGTGGGCTTAAAACCGTAGGGCACTTGCTTGGTGTCCAGGAACTCCTGTGTCGATTTGCCGGCCTTGAAATGCTGCACAGCATCTTTGTCCACGCGCAGCGACTCCATGATCTTGCGCACAGGTCCTGGAATGGCATCGTCGTACAGGGCTTCGCCAACGCCAGCAGCACGGTTCAAGAACGCATCAACCGTGGCCTGAGGTTTGATGACGGGGGCCTTGAGCATCTGCTGATTAAATGTGATTTGTGGCCATTTACCAGTGCGATCAAAAATACGTTCAGCCTCTCTGCCCTCCATGGGCACTTTTTGCTGCCGAGTAATGGTCGTAGGCTTTGTCATATCGCCGATCGCGGCGGTCCACAACTCCTTTTCGTAGTCGCGCGCCTGTTTCAGCGCCAACTCAGTCTCAGTTTTGACAATGTCGCCGATCGCAGCACGGGCCTGCGGCGTGTCTTTGCTGATCGTGGCAATCTTCTGCGCGGCCATGGCATCTGCTGCAGACAGGCGCGTATTGAGCATGTTGTCAAAATTATTCTGACGCAACTGCGCAGCAATCTTGAGCGATTCAGGGTTGCCAATACTTTGCAGTTTGTCAATGAGTTCCTGGTAGGCACGCATTGAATTGATAGCCTGCTGCTTGGTCTCACCGCCAAACTGAGCATGGTGTGTGCTCAGGGC